TCATGTTGCCCACTCCGCGACAAGCCGGTCCGCCGTCATCGGCGGCACGACGGTGTTGTTGTCGACGAGGCCTGAAATGCCGGGGATGGTGTGCGGGCCAGGGCCAAAACTGTCGCCGTTGTTCTGCCAAAGCCACGGCGCTTTCCAGCTCGCCTGCACTTTCGCCACCGGCCCGTATTGGCAGAGCCAGAGCTTGTGGGCGCCGAAATAGCCGTCCTTGCCGGCGATCTGTTCCTTGGCGACGTTGCCGGAATAGATCACCGCCTTGCGGCCAAGTTTTGCCTCGATCGCTTCGAGAAACGCCTTGGCCAGAGCTGAGCTCGGCTCGCGGCTGCCGACATTCTCCCAGTCGAACGCGACCAGCGTGTCGGAATCCGCGTCCGCGACCGAAAGGAAATGCTCGGCCTGGGCCGCGGCGGGCGCGCTGAAATCGAAGAAGTGATAGGCGCCCCATTTGAGGCCGGCGGCGAGCGCGAGCTTGCGCCGGCTGGCATAGGCCCGGTCGACGACGGCGCCGCCCTGGCTCGCTTTGTGGATGACGCCGACGATGCCGGCCGCCTTCACTCTGGCGAAATCCTGCACGGCGTCGCCGTGATAGATGTCGATGACAAGTGGTTGCATCAGAAAACTCCCCAATCGCCGTGTTTCGGGATGTAAAGCTCGGTTTTGTCGATCACTTCGATGGTCACCTGGCCGACGCCGGGAAGACCGATGCGGCGCGCCGCGCCTTCCGACAGGTCGATGTCGCGGGTGAAATGGCCGCCCTTTTGGACAAACGGCCCGCGATCGTTGATGCGCACCACGACGGAGCGGCCCCGATAGGTGACGCGAACGAGCGTGCCGAACGGCAGCGTGCGGTGCGCCGCCGTCATGGCGTTCGGATCGAACCGCTCACCGCTCGCGGTGTGGCGGCCGGATTCGAAGCCGTAATACGACGCCGTCTCGGCGTGCGCGGCCGGGAGCAATGCACAAAAGAACAGCGTGGCGAGAATCGCTCGCATGCAGTTACCTCTTTGTTTTTACAAATGTTTCGGACGCATCAGGTCGATGCGTTAAACGGCAAGGATGGATTGACTTAGAACGTCGCTACCGTGCGGACGGTCCGTCCGTCGGCTTTGCGTGATCTACATCGGGGTGAAATATCTGATCGATGTAGGTCGCGTGATCGCGCACGTAGGAAGTGCGCAGGTGATCGTAATTGTAGTACATGAGATGACCGTCTTCGTCGGCGATCGGACAGAATTCACTGTCGCAAAGATAGTCCAACGGCTTGATCACCCGGGCGCCCGCCGCCTCTGCCGCGCGCTGAATTTTTTCGCTGATCCTGCCGACGAATTTTTCCATGTTCGCACGGGTCGGGCTTTGCGGAGTTTTTGATCGAGCGAGCAAACGATACCATCCGGTCGGCATCAATGTTGCCGGATCGTATATGTTCGATGATGGAGTCTCCAAGAGCACAAAAACTCTTTTACCGGCACCGACCAGATGAGAAATTAAGGTCGAAAAATTATCGAGGGCGCGATCCTGGGCCGCTTCCGAATCTCGCAGCAAAACCTTCGACTTATCGGCACGGAGGTAATATTCAGCTATGGTGAACTCAGTGGTCCAAAACGCTGTTAAAGCAACGGTTTTAACCTTCTCGCCGTCCAGCGTCGGCAGCACCCTATCTATGAACGGCGCGCAAGCTGGATTCTGATCGCGCGCGATGTCAGGAATTGGCGGACAGCCGCCAAGCACGTCGAATATGATTCTGTTACGATTGAGGTCGATCGCGCTCTGCTCGATCAACTTTCGCACTCTGGGAACATATTGGCTCATCGTGCTGTCGCCGACTAGAATCGTTTCCGGTGCGTTTGGATTGCCTAATGTCAGTCCTGCCGAAGGCTCATAATCTTGCGCCGCCGCCACAAGGTCCTCGGAGCCTGGGTTGCGGAACGGAAATCCGCCTTTGGCATAGGTGAAATATCCCACCAAGCCAACCGCCACCATCACCACCAGCAATGCAACTGCTTTGGCCGGCGCCGATTTGCCGAAACGTAATGGTTTCTCCACGAGCAAATAAGTCAGCCACGCCAGCGCGAAGCTGAGCAAGATTGCAAGCGCCGCGACGGTCGCGGACGGCGCCTTTCCATTGACGATGCGGATGAAGGACAATAGCGGCCAGTGCCACAGGTAGAGCGGATAACTGATCAAGCCGATTGCAACTAGCCCCCGATTCGCGAGTAGCTTGTTATTGATCCATGCGTGGGGCCCCGACGCAATCATCAGGTAGGTGCCCATAACCGGCAGCAAAGCCCACCAACCCGGAAACTTCCCTGTCTCGTCAAGCGTCAGCGCGGCCGCAACGATGAGCAGCAGCCCGACTACAGCCGTAACATTACGCGTTATCGACTCTGGCGTAACGCCACCATCGATTATTTGAAGAGCAGGTCGCGGCAGATTGCGAAAGATCCCGGCTAGCTGCTCTCCATTGAGTGACAGATAGGCCAGAACGGCGCCCGCCATCAATTCCCAGAATCGCGTCAGCGGCGAGTAAAAATCCGCTGCCGGATCGGACGACATCACATTGAAAGTGAAGCTGAAGACGAGCAACCCCAGCAGAAGCGCCAACGTTGCTGCTTTACGCTTCCAGACTAGGTACAACAACAAGGGCCAGACGATGTAAAACTGCTCCTCAATTCCCAACGACCAAATGTGCAACAACGGTTTGGTTGCCGCGGCCTTGTCGAAATAACCGGCCTCGTTCCACAGCACGAAGTTGGAAACAAACGCCGCGCTGCCGACAACGTGCTTGCCGAGCGCCTTGTATTCGGACGAAAACAGCACCAACCAGCCGGCCACCATGCAGGCCAGCAGCACGACAGTCAGGGCCGGAAAAATTCGCCTGATTCGCCGTATGTAGAACTGCCAGAAGCGGAATGAGCCACGCTCCATGCCGGTGAGCAAAATGGTGCTGATGAGATAACCGGAAATGACGAAGAACACATCGACGCCGACAAACCCGCCGCGAATCCAGGCCGGAAAGGCGTGGAAGCCAATCACCGCCAAGACGGCGACGGCGCGTAGCCCGTCGATGTCGGGCCGATAGTCGAACTGGCTGGCCGTCTTTCCTCGATCGGGCGATTCGGAACCCGGCGAGACCGGCGCGCGCGGCGCCGTTACCGGCGGCTGTTTTGTTTCGGCAATCGTCATCGCCGCCGTTCATAACATGATTTGACAGCGGGCAACGCGCGGATAGTGGCCAGTGAGCTAACAGCGGTTAGTCATCCGTGCAGGTGCTGCACGTCCTGCCGGGACTCGTTCCCGGCACATTCGCGCTGCCGCTCAGAGCGCTGCCTTGAAACAGGTTCCACTTTACCCCGGTAACGTTTGATCCGCCCTCGACTTTGCCAAAGATCGCGTTGCTCGGCCGCCCTCGACGACGACGCCATTGGCTACAGCGAGAGGACCGCTGAAGGTCATCGTCGAATCGTTTTCAAATTCGCCGTGCATATTGAGGGCTAACAATAACCCGACATTGCCGGCGCAAATCCTCGACGGTTTGCCGAGCACGATGAGGGCATGATAGGTCGCTTGAAAAACCGTACCGCCCTCGGGAGCGCAATAAGTATTGCCGCCGGCACCCACGTCCAAAATGACCGCTCCCCAGGCAACCGTGACGCCATTGACGAAGTTGCACCCGGTCGGCTGGATGATCGCCGCGGCGAAGAAGCCGCCATAGGAAGGATTGCCCGTCAGCGATGCACCGTTGCAGTTCAAAATGATACCGGAGCCCCCTTGCGAGCCAATTGGCGAGCCTCCATGCGGTGGCCAATGTATGCCCAGCGGATCGGACTGGCCGGAGCAACTGCCGCCGTTATAAGTGCATTTCACCGTGAATTGCGCCGATACGTTGGCCGCCATGATCTGGCTGGCAAAGTACAGCGCGTTGTTGGCAGTCTTGAGCGCCCGTGATCCAGTGGCGAGCCCGTCCGCCTCACCGGGCCTATCGGAATCGTTGACCGGATCCCAATTCAGAACAAAACGATTGCCGGCCGGCATTTGCCAGAGATTGGGGCACTGCGTGATTTGCCATTTATCGATGGCGACCACGGTCACCGCCATGCTCTGTTGCGGGTAGAGATATGTGCCAACCCAGTCCGTCGCCTGACAGCCTTGGATGCCGCCGATTTTGACCCACTTTGCGCCGGTCGCATTCGATCCAGTCGGCAACGGATCAGCGTTGGTGATCGTTACGCGGCAGCCGACAGGGAAGCCGGACGCGCTGGGCACCATGGTTGTATAGAACGCGCCACCGCTGAGCACGTAGTTCCAACCACAATGCGAGTTGTCGACGTTAACGGGTCCGGATGTGAAGGGTGCGCCGTTGACGGTGGGAAGCATCACGCCTTCCGTCGTAGTGCTTTGCGGTACCGTTGGATTTGTAGCGGCGAAAAACATCGACAAGACACAACACAATGCTATCGATGGCTGAACATGCTTGACTGTCATCTGGTCATTCGCTCTCGTAATCGCCTTGAGCCGTCAGTTTGTAATGTATGTAATCGTGCCGCGAACGATGCCGTTCGACATATTTGCATTCGTCAACGGATTCGCATTACCAAAAAAGAACAAGGACGTACCGCCGGCCTGTAAAGCGACCCACGCAATGCCGCTGCCGATACTTCCGATGCCTGTAAGAGAGCTGCCGCCGGCAACCCAATTGAACGTGCCGCTATAGGCTGCACATGCAGAAGGAATACCGTTGACTTGAGCCGTGTGCGTATCTGATGTCGTCGGCCATTGGACCATGAATGAGACAATGCAAACTTTCCCATTTTTTACGTATCTTGTGTCCCCACTTGTAGTAAACGTCAGACCCGCACCGCTGCCGTCAGTAGCGGTCCATGTCGTCGGCGCGGTGACGTCGCTGAGATCGGAGGTGGCCGGCTGCGTCGAGCTTGGCGCGCCGCCGGTTGAGATTTGATTGATCCACTGATGGGATACCGCAGCATAGCTCTTGATGCCACCGAGGGTCGATGGCGACGGGTTCGGCAGGACCGCACCTTCGCCGGCGTTGTCCTGGAAACCATTGCTGAACGCACACCCGCCACCGCCGGGAAAAGCGGAATTGCACGCCGCCGCGCCTGCCGTGACCATGTAACCAGGCCCGTTGAGGGTAGCACGCGTGCCCGTCGCAGAGCCGCTGAAAGTCCAGCCGGCCAGGAAAATAAAATTGTTTCCCGACGCTGACAGAAAAGCGCCCGCGAATGCCGGCGTTCCCGTGAGAGTTGTGAGCCCGCCGGCGTTAAGAACGGCGTTGCCGCTGAGCAACCAATGAAAGGACCGATTTCCGATGATCGTTTCGCCGGCGCTCGTCAGATTGATGTAGGCACCATAGGAGCCGCTGACATCGACGCTGTTGCTGCCCGCGCTGCCCCACGTGACATTATCATAATCGGCAATCGCACTTTGGCCGGCGTTTTGGATACCTATGGCATTGCTGCCGAGAGTAATCTCAACGCAATTTAAGACGACCTCGCCGCCGTCTTTTATCAAAACCCCCGTGCTATTATTCGGAACAGCCAAGATAACGGCAGTTTGCGAAATGCACGAACCGCTGACGACATTGCCGATCAGCGATGTGAGCGCCGATGAGCTCCCGCCGGCATTGCCATAGATCGAACAAATGGCGCTATCGGCATTGGTGGTATTGTACGTCCCGCTCGCCAAGTTGATGTTGAAGCCGCCGCTGATAAAGGTCGTGACTTGGCTGCGGAAAGCGCACGCCGTCGGAAGCGTACAGGCGTTTGCGGCACTAAGGCAATTGCCGCTACCTTGCGCGGTGGGCGCGGCATAAAGCTGCGCGCCGCCCGGCGCTGCAACCGCTCCGAACATGGATATCGCGGCTGCGGGTGCCGGCGACGAACCGTTATTTCCCAGCACCTGCCCCGGCTGCAGCAGCCCCGGATAGTAATCCGCGAAGGCCATTTGCTGCAGGGCGAGCCAAGCGAAAACTGCAAGCGTACAGACCGATAGAACCCCTGCCGCCGCGATCAACCTGATGATTTTCATAGCGAGTAACCCAGAGCGTTGTTGGTTCCGTCGAAATAGGGAAGGAGTTTCGTCCGTGAGCCGGCCGACGGAGATAGCGACGTTCGGCCGTCGAGGGTGTCGCTTCCGGTAGGGGCTAATGTTACGGCAGACGAAGCAGGCATGATCTTGAACTCGATTGGATTACCGACGCGCGACGATGCCGCAGGCACGGTGATTGTCAGCGGCGAAGTGACATTAACGTTAAGGATGACGTCGTCCGCGGTGACCGGCAAGTCGGCCGAGCCGTGGATGGCGCGCTGCTTTTCGGCGCGCCGCGCCAGGGCGAAGCCGCCGGCCGTCGCGCCGTCGTGCACCACGGCACGGTTGTTGGTGGTGTCGACCACGACCTCGCCCTGCGCGCCGGTGAAGGTGGCGACCTGGGCCGAAGTGCCGCGGCGCAGTTGGACTTGTGTTACCGTTGCCATCGCGGTGCCCTACCCCACCAGCCGCAGCGGCGCGCCGGCGTCGTTACCCGGCTCGAGCGCGCCCATGATTTCTTCCAGCACCATTGTCGCGCCGCTGATCGTTACGTTGTTGACATTATTGCCACTGAGAAATTTCAAATTGTAGGTTGGCGATGTGCTACCGGGTTGGTCAAGCAGAGGGAACGACACGCCGGCCTGCACGGCAGCGGTGGTACAGCCGCCGGCGACGCAACCGATGCCTTGCCCGACGCCAAGCGCGATCGTGCCGCGGTACATCTGAATGGTTATCGAATTCTGCTGAGCGCCGGTCGATCCAAAGGCTCCCGCATTGATCCGAACCAGATTGATCGCGCTGCTTAGCGTCATCGCCTGACTCAAAAACGTGGTCGGCGAATTGCTTGACGTGCCCGCCCCCGTCGCGTTCGACGCATAGACGCTCTGCACCACATCGCCCGGCTTGTGCATGCCGGGCGCGAAGAGTGCCACCCTGTTCGGCGAGGCCCATCCTGTCCCCGACGTCCAGGTTGCCTCGATGAAGCCGACGATGCGAACGCCTACGCCCGACAGGCTGGCGACGGAGGTTTGAATGGTGCCGGCGCTCGTACCCCCCGTCGTCCCAGGCCCTGTGCTTTGCAGCTTTTCTTCGGCAAGCGGAAAAATCTGCGTCGACGTCGATTGGTTGGACAGTCCGACCAGAATCGAGGTGCAGGCGCCGGCGGATTCGGTCTGGCAGATCAGCGTCACCCACAGCCGGCAGGACACAGCCGTCGTGCAGCCCATCGAGCTCGTCGTCGCCAGCGTGACGCTGAGCGCCGCCTGCAGCGAACCGAAAATATTCGTGCCGCTAGGTGATCCTGTCTGCGAGCGAAAGCCGACCAGCACAGGATTGGTCGACGATGGATTAGAACCGTTGACGCCCACGATCGACACGGTGAGCTGGCTGCTCGGGACCGCAGTATTGATCTGCAGGTTGAGCGGTTGCCCGAAGCTCGGCAGCGCCGAGGCGCCGAGCGCGCCGGCGCCGACATTGAGGCCTTGCGTCGACAGCGCCGCGCCGGTGGCACGCGTGTACTGGATCACCTGGACATTGGTCGCGGTGAGCGCCAGCACGATCGCATAGTCGCCCGCCGCCGTGGCGATGTTGCTGCCGTTGTTCGGCAAATTTAGCGGCGTGCCGCCGGTACCCCCGCCTTGCGTCAAGGTCAGCGCGCCGGCAAATGTCACGATCTTGAGCGTGCCGGGCACCGCATGACCATTCGCCAATTGGGTGATCGTGCTCGTCCCGGTCACCGCGACGGAGCCGGCCGGCACCGACCACAGATCGGTGATGGAGGCGCTGGCCAGTGTAGCCTGAACGCCGCCACCGATCTGCACGGCATTCAAGTGGTTGGTGGTGTCGACATTCCAGAGATTGTTCCAGCCTGTGCCGTCCCATTGTGCGACGTAGCCGGTGTTCGTGTTCCACCACAGCATTCCCGTCGTCGGCGAGTCGGGCGTTGTGCCGCCTGCGAACAGCGCGAGCGCGCTGCCGAGGCAGTTGTTGATGTCGTTGACCAGCGTGAGCCCGGACACCGTGCCCGAGGTCGGCATGACGCAGATGAGGGGCACCGCCGCTGCCGGGGTTGCCGCGACGATCGTGCCGGCGACGAAGAATGCTGCAAAGGCCGCGCGAATGCATTTGATCATGTCAAAATCCCTCGACCGTTATGTTGACGTTGTCACGCTCGACAAAGCCGGCGTTGCTGAAACGAATTGTCAGGTGCGACAGCGACAAGGCGCTGATGCTGTATTGATCCCCCGCCGTCGGCTGCCACGACACGCTCACATAGGGCAGATCCGCGCTGCCCGGCCCGCCGTTAAACGCCGCCGGCGCCGTGGTGCCGTCGCGCTGGAAGGCGATGGTGAGGCCGCCACTTGGCACCGTTTGTTGCTGATAATGATCGATGCGCGACGGCAGCTGCACCGTGAAATTGAACGCCAATGCCTCGGCGATGGTGTTTGGATCGCTCGATTGCAGAGCCAGCCGAAAATTCCATGCCATCGCCGGAAACACGCCGGGCACGAACTTTTGCCACGCCCCAAATGTCGAACCGTCCTGCGACAGCGCGATTTCGATCCAGCCGTCGACATATTGGGTCGAGGCCGAGCCGAGAATATCGGGATCGGTCAGGACGTCGGCGTCGGCAAGAACATTCTGGCCGACCGGCACGCCCTGGATCTGCGTCGACGCGTTCACCGAGGCCTGCACCACCGATCCGGCATTGACGATGTGCGCCGCCGGGATGGTGTAGTAGACCGACGTATCGGTGATCACGCCGCCGAAGTCGAGCACATCCGGAATTGAGAACACGATGGTGTCGCCGGACAGAACGCCGGCAACCGGCGCGCTGATGGTGACCGTAGCCAACGTGCCGGTGATGGCACCATAATCGACATCGGTCGTGGCCGAGGCTGTAACCGCACCGTAATCGAAGTCTGCTGCCACCGTGCCCACGACTGGGCCATAATCGATGGCGTTGTAGTTGATCGCAGTGACGGTCGCGAGCGCCGGGATGACGCCGGCCGTCGTGGTATCGGCGACCGCCATGCCGACCGCAACATCCGACGGCAGATAGCCGAACGACAAAACGTCGCCGCTTGTGGTCGCAGCGTCGGTCACCGCCGATTGCAGCAGCGGATTGGCGCCGAGGATATTCCCGGCGCCGCCAAGCCTCAAGTTTCCGGCATCGACGCCGATGCCGTTCTGGAACGTGCCGGTCCAGCCGGTCGCCTTTTCGTCGAAGCCGGCGAGCAGGTTGAGCGAAAGCTGGTTACCGGAAATCTCGATCGCCGACGCATTCTCGCTATAGACCGTCAGCCCCGCGACCGGCTGACAGCGCGCTTTGATCAGGAAGGTGCCGTTGCCTTGCGCGATGAACGGCGGATGCGCCTGCGAGCGGATGAACTGAGCGTTATCCCAGGCATCGCCCTGGCGGACTTCGTAGAGAATGCCGTTGCGAAAATCATCGATCTCGTCCCAGTAGATCTTCTGGAATCCGGCCTCATAGTTGGTGTAGAGGTCGCTGACGTCGGGCAGTGGGGAAGCCAGCGCCGCTCCGGTGATCGTGTAAGCGAACGCGGTGCAGTCGGCGAGCGATTGGGTGCCGCCGCCGTAGACGTTGAAGCTCTGGAACTTCAGATAGACCGTGTCGCCGATGCGGCTTTGATCGTAGGGGTAGGAGAAAAACGCGCCATCGATGCGGGCGAATTTGGTACCGGTCGGATGGTCGACGATCTGGTCTTCCGTGCCATAGGCGCCGCGCACCAGATAACTGAGATTGTACTTGTTCGCGGCCGTGAGCGTCGCAGTTTCGTAGGAGATAATCTCGCCGCCGACATAGCAGCGGTTGTTCAGCGCCGTGGCATCGGCTTGGGTGCCGGACGACAGCACGCCCGCGCTTTCAGTCAGATCGACCGCCAGCGTATGGACCTGGTCGATGGTCTGCCCGGTGACGCTGACGCCGACGGCTGGCAGGTCAGCGGTGATGACGCCGATGCGGGCGCCGGCCGTGACCGTGCCGATTTGGCTGTAGTTGCCATCCTGTTGATAGGACAGCCAGATATTGCAGCCGCCCCACAGCGGATTAACGCTGCACGCGCCCGCCATGATCTTGAGGCCGCCGCCCAGCTGGTCGGTCGGCTCGAAGATAAGGACGTCGGCGACCGAACCCGGATCGGCGTTGCGGTCGTTCGGCACATTGATGACCGAGGTCGTCGCGTATTTTGTCGCCGTTGCATAGCCGAGTGGAAACTCTTCCGCGGTGATCTCCAGATAGCCGTTCTCGTTCTCCTCGATATTGGTGATGCGGATCGGCGTCTTGTTGAGGCCGAGCACAGTGTCGGTGACCGTCACCAGGTCCATGGGATCGAGCAGGCAATATTCCCACGACAGGCGGAACTTGTAGGTGTTGCGGATATAGACCGCGCGCTGCAGCATCAGCTGCGCCGTGATCAGGGCCACGCCGGTGTCGCAGATTTCGTGCGCCGTGACGGTTGGCGCAATGCGCTCGCCGCGGCCGCCGCCGAGGTTTTGGCTGGTCAGCTCGATGGCGTTCTGATCGCGCGCTTCGACCGGGGTGAGGTTGTAGGCATTGTTGCGATCGGCGCATTCCACGCGCCAGACGTTGTAGGCCTGATAAGGATCGGTGCGCGACACCGTGAGCGGGTCGGCATTGTTCTCGACGATGTAGTCGTCGTCGCCGAGATCGTAGATCGGCGTCACGTTCGGATTAAACGTCACGCCGTTGCCGGTCACCGCCGTGTCGCCATAGGGAATGAAGCGCAGCAGGCCGCCCGACCAGACGGCAGCCGTATTGGTCAGCTGCAGCCAGCGATTGAGAATGCCCGATGCCGCCTCGGCGTCGGTGAGCGCCGGGCTGAACGCCAGGCCGACCGCGCGGCAATAGGTCTGGTACGACGCGTCGCCGCCGGAGCCGATCAGCGACGTCGTGTCGATCGAAGCCGCCGGGAAGCCGACGCCATATTGCGGATTGGTCAGGAAGTCGGAGACGACCTGCGCCGGATCGGCATCGACGAAAATTGCCGTCGTGCCCGGAACGTCGGTATAGGGCGTCTGCCCATGGCCGGTGGCCCAGAGAAATCCCAAAACCTCGAAATTGTGGTTGTCGAGCGTCGCACTGCTGGACAGGTCGTATTGCGCAGCGGCAACATAAGCTGTGCCCTGATAGGTCAGCGCGACCTGACCCAATAACGCCGCTTCGCCGAGCGTCGGCTGGATATCGGCGAGGATCCCCACGATCGAACTGGTGGCGGCCGGCGTGGAGAGATAGGACCAGACAAGTTGCGGCGTGCCGCCGAGAAACAGCGACAGCCCGAGCGCGCCGAGCGACGTCGTCGACTGTCCGCGCCAAACATCCCCGATGCCCGTGATCGGCCCTTCGCAGATCGCCAGGATGACGTCGGCCTTATAGTCGTATTGGCCGGTGTTGCTGTTGCCGCTGCCGCTGTTGAAGAGTCCTTTTCCGCCGCCGCCGCTGCTACCGGCCGCGATCGCCTTGAAGTTGGCATACCAGATGACGTTCGGCGCGAGCTTGCTGGTTCCCCACACGATCGGGATCGGCAGCGCCGAGACCGCGGTCTGGATTTGCAGGCCGGTATAGTCCGGCGTCGATGCTGGTTGTGATCCGCCGCTGCGGAATATGCTCATGGCCTGCGCTCATGATTTCTTGTTGCCGCTTTTTTTGGCCCAGATGCTGAAAAAAAGCGGCTTACGCACCGGATCGGCAAGAACGGCGTTGCGCAAAATTTCGTCCTCGATGACCATTCCCGCCTGGTGGTAGGCGTGAACCATGCGCAACGGCGCTACCGCGGTGACGATGCCGCCGTGCGAGTAACAACGGCCATAACGGAACACCATGACGTCGCCCGGCAGCGGCTGCACCACTTCGGCGCCGCGATCGAAGATGAAGCCGAGATAGCGCTCTTCGCTGCGATGCAGATGCCAGTCCACCGGATAAGGCCGCGGATCGAACGGTGGGCACAGATTCAGGTCGACGAAGATTCGCACCAGCAGCATGCCGCAATCGACGCCGACACCCTTGATATCGGCGCAATTGTGGTAGGGCGTGCCGATCCACGACCGCGCCGCGGCGACAACGGCCGCGCGTTGCGAGCCGGACGACGGAAGGCAGACGACGGGCGACGGATAATCATCGTCCATCTGCTTTCCGTCGTCCGTCATCTGTCGTCCGTCCTCTGCTATATCGCCATTTGTGGCGGCGGCACGTAGGGAAAGCCGCGAAAATTGACCAGATTGTTGAACTTCGCCTGACACGTCGTCAGCGTGTGATCGCAGCCGAAATAAACCGTGAAGCCGTCGCCGGGCGCCGGCACGCTCTGCAGCGGATTAATGAGGTTCAACGAGGAGCCGTTCACCACCGAACCGACCGTCGCCGTCACGCCGGCGAGAACGCCGAACGTGAACGTGATCGTGCCTTGCGCAAAACTGGCATTGGCGCCGGGCCAATAGATGATCGAGGCCGTCGATCCGGCGCCGACCGTTCCGCTACTGCTGAACGACGGCGATGTCGACGTCTTGCTGAGCTTGCACCCGCCATCGTAAAGCGTGTGCAGGCAGGTCGGCTGGTACATGTTGCGCGGCATGTCGATGTCGAGCAGCACCAGATCGGAATTGACAGTCAGCTTTGCCGAAGTGCGGCCGATCTCATCGATATTGCCGAGCCGTCCCTTGAACAGCATCGCCGCGCCGATCGCCATGCCGCCCAGCCGGTCGGAGAAAAACACCCGATAGCGCACGATCTCGCAGCCGTCGAACGACCCGTCGCGCAAAGCCTGCAGAAACGGCGCCCCGCCGGCGATGGTATCGGTCGAGCGCGCCGCGACGGTGATCTGTTGCTGGTCGGCCTCGAGCCCGACCGCGGCCTTGTATTTGAGGCCGTCGACCAGGATGGAATTCGCCAGATAGGTGACGCCCGCATAGGTGAAAGTCACGTCGATGTTGGTATAGGCGAGCGTTGCGCCGCCTTGCAGCGTGAACAAAAATGCGTCTGCCATCAGCAACTGCGCATCCGCGCTGGTGCGCGCCGCGTTGAGATACGAGATGAGCGCAGTTGGTGCGGGCTTCATCTTACTGCCCGCTCTTCACGCTGCGGAATTTCATGCTTTCGAGCTTCCACAGGTTCGACATGAATTCCTCGAATTCCATCTGGTCGTCGACGAACCGGCACTGGAAGGCAAAAGAGAAGTCGGTGGACACCACGACGCCGGCGCCGGGCGGCGCCGTGAAGGTCAGCGTGTTCGGCATCGTCAGGCCATAGCTGCCGCCCGATTGCGGCGTGCCATTGAGATAGACATGCGAGACCGCGGTGACCCAGCCGACCGGTTCGGCGAAGCCGCCGAGCGCGCGGGCGAAGGTGAAGGCGGTCGTCGCGCCGTCGCCGATGCCGATGCCTTGGCCGGTCACGGAATTATCGTCCGGATCGGTATAGAGAAACGTGCCGAACTGGCCCTGCAGCTGCAGGAAAAAGCCCATCAGGTTTTGCAGGCTCGACGCGCCGAGCCCGGCAAATCCACTCGCCGACGACGTGAGGCCATAGGTCGCCTCGAACTCGTAAAGCGGATAGTTCATCAGCGCGACGCGCACCTCGCGGCCCGACGCATGCGAGGCGATGCGCGTGTTGAACGCGGGCTTCTTGCGGCGCGACCAGGCCAGCCCCGGCAATGTCGGGAGCGAAGGCGGCGTCGTCATGGTGTTTCACTCCTGTCATGCCCGCGCGCCGCGCAGCCCGAGATGGGCGCCGCTCTTGATGCCGTTGTTGATGGCGCGGATCATGTGTTTGGCGTTGTCGTGGAAGAAGCGTTCGACGCTTCGCGAATCCAAGGCCGAGATATTGACGCTCACCGGGGCGTGAACGGTGCCGGCCATGCCGGCGCCGGTGAACGGTCCCGACGTCTTCGCCGACGGAATGATCTTTTCGCCCTGATGGATGACAGCGAGGCCGCTGCGCACGACGTAGTCGGTGCCGACGTCCGCGCTGGCGATAAATCCGGTAGCGCCGGCTATGATCGCACCACCCGCCGCCAGGCCGATCGCCGGCGCAGCGGGACCGGCCTCGGGCGCGACTGCGGCCGACACTTCGGCCGCGGTCTTGCCGCCTGAGGCGAAAATAGACTTAAGCGCGTCGGTTATGGTCGTGAAAATGCCGGCGCTCGCCGCACCCTGCTCGGCCGCCACCCGGGCCGCGGTACCGCTTGTTGTCGCTGTCGTCTTGGCTATTTCAGCCGCCAGCCATTTGACGACCGTTGACTCGGCCGTCTCGATGAACTTGACGGTCAAGTCCTCCAAGATCTTGACCGACGCCTTTTTCCACGTGGTGGTTCCTTCAAGGAGGCCGCGAAGTTGCGAATTGAACGCCCCGGTCACGTTCGAAAGATAGCCGGTCCAGAGTGCCTGTTGGGCGGCGATCGATTGCTCATCGAGCTTGAGCATGTCTGTCGTGTGCTTTGCCTCAAGCAAAGCGATCTTGGCCTTAAGAGCCTGCTTGCTCGCCAAAGTGGCGTTGTCGGCCATCATCGCATTTTGCAGGACAGCGCGCTGCGCCTCGAATTCCTTTTCCGTCGCTGCTTCCAGCAGCGCGTATTTCTGATCTTGCGTTATCTGATATTGTTTGGCCTCGGCATCGATGAGGATCTTTTTTTGCGCGAGGCCCTGTTGCAGCAGCTTGATTTCGTTGCCTATCGCCTTCGTTTGCGACGCGGCGCGCTGCGCCGCCGCACCAAAATCCGCCACCCCCCTCACGGACTCGGCGATCCGCTCCACCGGAAATGCCGCTCCGAACGTTTCACCCAGGCGGTCGAACGAGGCGCCGACATCCTTGATCGGCGCAGTCAACCCCAGGAGCGAGTCTTTCACTTGCGCAATGCCGGCCAACGCTTCGTCGGTATTGGCGCCGAATTGAATCTCAACCCGATTATCGTCGGCCATGGGGATTGCCTCGGCGGTTCACTTGATGGTTCCAGTCGGGAACATGGCGAGCAGGTCGTGATAGTTCTTCGACAATTTCGCCGGCGGCTTATGGCCGAGATACGCAGCGAACAGCCGCCGCAGCGACGGACAATCCGCCCAGGCGCGATGCAGGTCTTCGAGAAAGAAAACGTCGACCTGGTCCAAAACCTGATCGCGCGTCCAGTTGAGCTCGATCACGAGGTCGGCGACGAGGGCCCGCCAGTCGAAGGCGTCAAAGCGCTCGTCGCCGAAATTTCCCCCACGGCATCGACCTTTCTGCCGCCGGCCTGCTCGATGACGACCGGCAATGCCGCGACGAGCTCGGCGATGGTGATAGGCAGATCGAAAAACTCGTCATGGGTCAGTCGCGGATGGGCGCGGCGCAGGCCGTGCCACAGCACCTCGGCCAGCGGCGCAAGCCGCTCGCCGGACAGATTGTCCATGCCGATGCCCGACAGTTTCGGCACGTAATCGGCAATGGCGAGGATCTGCCGCAGCGACAGCGGCGCTACGTGGAAATCCCGGCCGGCGAGCCGCACCGGGCGCGCCGTCGCAAGATCGATGGATTCGTCACGCTCGAGGCTCATGCGGCATCTCCCTATTCGCTCAAGCTGATGCTGCCGATATTGTTCGACGCGTCCGCAATGGCCTGGAAATCGAACTCGGCGACGGTGAATTTCTGGTTGGCGAACGGCAGCGATAGCTTCGGCGAGACGCAGGCGTTGAGCTTCACCACCAAATCCTTGGCAACGCCGAAATAGTTGAAGGTTTCCTTCAACGAGATTTCAAACGTCGGCATTGGGCCAGTGAGCTGGTTGGTGAGGCTGATCTTGTTCCCGGAGGAGACATTGTAAGTGTAATAGATCAGCACCGCCGCGCCGTTGTCGGCGGTATTAAAGCTGTAGATGCCGCCCGCCACGCTGTATTGACCCTGCGCCGGCGATGACGCCACCGGCGCGAGTTGCGCGCCGCTTGTGGCATAGAACACGCCGTAATCCTCGGCGAAGGTGCCGCTGTTGACGACGGTCACGGCGCCTGATGCGACCGTGTCGGTCTCGCCCGTGGTCATTTCCAGCATGCTGTTGGCGGCCAAGGTCTGGCCGAGGAACAGATTGTTGATCTGGTTCGCCTGCAGGCGCGCGTATTTCGCCTTGCCGGCGATCTTGAACTCGCCGCCGCCGGCCGCAACCGGCATATTGTACTGGCCGAGCAGGAACTCGACCTTGCGGTCGAAATCGAGCGAAACCGATTCCAGCGTGCCGAGCAGCGCGGGCGGCGTATTGGCGACATCGGTGCGCTTGCCGATCAGCGTGCCGGAGCCGAAGGCGTATTGGGTCATGGATGTGTCTCCTGGTCAGAGTTTTGGAAATGGGGGATGGGCGAAAAGCGAATGACGAATGGCGAATGGCGCTTGGAGAGAACAAAACCCCTCACCTACACGCTATTCGCCGCTCGCCATTTGCGGTGCGGTTACGGCACCAAAATCTGGAACGGAATCGCGGCGACCGCCTTGCCGTCGACGTCGCCGGTATCGATGAACACCGGGCCGAACGAATAACAATGAGCGACGAGGCCGCCGAGCGTTTGTTTGTTGCCGTTCACCGCGTCGGCCCCGCTCGGGACGACCGCGGCATCGACGGCATCAAGCAGCGCATTCATGGCGGTATCCGGCGTATCCTCCGGATCCATCCCGGCTGAGAGATAGACGAACACGTGGGCATTGATAGTGAGCGTCGGCAAACCCTCGCTCTGCCGGCCGCGCACCTCGCCGGTCTTGAGCATGGTCAGAAACGGCATCTGCGTCTCGTTGACCTGATCCCAATGCACGAAGCGCCGGCTCTTCGCCGTGAAACTCGCCGCGCCTTTGATGAGATCGAAGAAGGCAACGGAAATCTGTTCGCGGGTGACCGTGGTCATCGCGTTTCCTCGTGAATTGCCGTTCCATTACCCCGTAGCCGCAGCCTTAAACCGTGAATTTCAGGGCAGGATAATTGTTATATGGAGTCCCAAGAAAAAGCGTCGCTACGCTCGCCCGTTTCCAGAAAATGCAACGCTATCTTTTTCAATTCGTCGAAGGTCAATATGTTTCGTGCCGGCACCGGAGTGGGAGTATTTGCCGTGCGAAACTCGACATACCCGCTCGTCAAACGTGGTTGAGGTGGAACGGCGACGAGGTACGGCGGATCGCCGTCAGTGCGACTGTATTGGACGCAACCAATCTCACCGCCCATCCCGATCATAAGCTCAAAACCGTTGTCGCCTGAGAATCGTCCGAAGAACGGAGCGTTGCTTCGCCTTCTGTTGAGTAAGTCGACGAGCGATGCCTCGTCTGCAATAACCTCGCCATTCATTATGTCTAATTTATCCTGCTGATTGGCATATTTGATCTTCATGGACCGATACCTCTAAATCTTAGGACCTTACCGCTGGGGAGAATAACGTCTAATGTGGCGCCCGGTGGAAGCATCTTCGGAAGCAATTCAGTGCAGGTATCACATTATGTCCGGATTATTTATGTAAAGGGTACCCTGCATGAGTTCTTGATCGCGCATAATAGCGGCAGCGTGGCCTTCTACGTGTGACTTCGTAATCAAGTCAAATCCAGAACTCTTCGGCGGCATATTTGCTGCTGGGCCATCATATCCGCTCTCCAGTTCAATCGGAGAATGGTTTGGGATATCAAGAATTCCAGAAGTCTTGCCTCCTGTGTATGGCGCCAGTTTTGGCGGTAGCCCGCCCGGAAACGGCAGCTTTGGTTGCGGTTCAACTGTTGCGGGCGGCCCGGACGGCGCCTTCGCTGGAGCTTCTGGTGTCGATAAGGGTTCGCTTGGAGGCGAAACCCGGGGCAACCCTCGCGGAAAAGGAAGCTCAGGTGGTCCGCCCGCCCCGCCACCACCGCCAAACTCCGGTCTTTCCCAAGGCTTATGCCTGGGATCCATCATAACCGGCACGACGTTGGGAGCTTCGGGTGCCGCTATCGCCGGCACAAACCAACCGGGATTTGGAGGCATACCGGCGCGTGGATGTTTCGCTGGGTCCCAATTCGACTTGAGTAAGTGGCTGCGATGGAACTCAAAAGCGCGACGCTCAAGCTCGTCAGCGGATTCCGCCCCTTTAGCCAAGCAGGGCGGATTGGGAAATTGCATCTGCACGGTGGCGATGGCGGCCATGGCGAGATCGCCGCGACTAAGCGCCTTGGCGATCAATGCTAACGCTCCGAGCTTTGATGAGGCGTCGATCGGAAGCCGGTAGCGTGTTGTCAATTCGTCGTTGAGCTCCCCAATCTGTCGAACGGTCAATGTGCTGTGCTCAGTTCCGACATGGGCACTCCTAAGCAGTGGCACGCCGCCCACAAATACTCCTTGCGCGTCGAACGAAACGCCCTCGACATCCCGGATCGCCGAAAGCGAAAACGCGCGCAATCCTCGCAATTCGAGCATGCGATCGTCTCCATTCGGTGCAAAAGGGAAAGCGGTTTGGGCGAGATCTACTTGAGCTTTAGTCGACGGCTTCGATGACAGCGTCGCTCAACCCCTCGACAATCTCCTCCGCCATCTCCCCCAGCGAAGAGCGCAGATAAGACCGCTCAGGCATCGTCACCGCCGGCAGGTTCACCCGCGCCGCGAAGACCTGCTTGCCGCCCACCACGAAAGCCAGCGCCCTGGCCTTGTCCGGCACGATCTCGTGCGGCGGGATGGTGCCGCCGAATTCCTGGATCGCGGCGTATTTGACGTCGCCGGATGTGCCGATGCGGACCGAGACGTCGGCCGAAGATTCGTCGACCGTCGCGACGATCGAGCTCGCCAGCGCGCCGCTTCGCGTATTGAGCACGCCGCCGGAAAGCTTTTGCTGGATCTTCGCTTCCAACGCCATGGCGAGCACGTTGGCCTTGCTCGAAAGCGCCTGGCGCACCCGGTCGGGCATGCCGGCAAGGCTCGCGCTGTAATCGTCGCGCAGATCGAGCTGAAACATCACGCCCCCACCACGCTGCGATAGGGATCGAGCGAGGCGCGGACGAAATCCGGAATATCCTTGAGGCTATACGACGCCGTCTGCTGGCCTTGCACGGTCTGCGCGCTCTGACCGACGCGGGTGCGGTAGCGGTAGCGCTCCGCCACCCATTCGATGCAGGCGTTGTTGATCGCGGCCGGAATAAAGCCGTAGGAGATCAGCACGGCGGCGCCAGCATCGGCGGCGGCGAACGTGTACGCGCCGTTCGCGACCGCATATTCACCTGCGGCCGGATTGCTCGCCACCGCCACAAGCGGAGCGCCGTTGGCATAAGTGACGCCGGCATCGCTGGCCCACGGCCCAAGCGGCGCCGCCGCCGCAACGCTATACGGCCCCGGCGAGGTGGGCACGTTCGCGGCTTCGCTTTCCACCGCATAGCCGGCCGAATAATCGACCACGACGTTCTGCCGGCCCTTGCGATAGAACGTGCGAAACACGTCGAGCGCCTGCGGCCGGCCGGGCGGCAAGCCGTCCCAGGATTCGAGTAGATAGCCTTTGGCGGACGGCATGCCGACCGGCGCCGCCGCGGGCACGACGGCCGTGTCGATCAACAACGTGATGATTTGTAGCACCGGATAGTGGCGCAGGAACAAACGCGTCTTGTCGTTGCCGTCGAGCCGCTCCATGAACAGCCGCGGCGTCAACGACGGCCGGCCGAGATAGGCGGTGATGGCGCCGCTCACATCGGTGATCAGGCGCGAGATCAGCGCGTCGTCGGACGAGCCGATGCCGCTCGAGCCGGCGAGCCAGGTTTTGACGTCGGCGAGCGTGGCGAGATCGGATGCGGCCATTTTCAATCCTCCGCCGCAGTCTTTTTCGCGGCCGCCCGCGGGCGCCGCGGCGCGGCTTTGGGCTTCTGCTCGGCGCCGGTTTCGACGAAGCCAAAACACTCGATCAACAGCGCGCCGATCTCGGCCTCGACCTCATAGACGCCCTCGCGCGGCGCAATAACGACGCCGGCGACGCAAGGATCGCCGCCGCCTTCCGGCGCTTTCAGCTTCATGGCAAACCTCGTGATTTTCAGGTGAGCGCGCCGGTTCACACAGCTCGTGGGCTCAGCACGCAAGCGGCCTCGACGCTGCCGGCCGGCTGCTGGTCAAGATCGATCAAAAGAACGCATAACCGGGCAGCGGCCGCATGTGCCTTGCATCTCGACCGCGGTCATCTCATTGTCTGCGAGCCGAGCCAGCGGATTGTCGCGCTTCGCCCGCTAACAGATGTCGACGAAATAAAAATGCCCGAACGCGCGGGATTCGACATGAAGGTCGAGCCGAAGATTCTTCGTTCTTTCCTTCCAGTCCTCAGATAGCGCATCGGACATTATCGTATCACCCTCATCATAGGCCAACCCGGTGTTGCAGGGTGTGCTGCCCGACCACCGCCACACGTTAAATTTCGGCTCGGGCAGCTTCGATATTTCATCGAGGTAATAAGGGTACGAAGCGAAAAGATGAATGTAGTCGCCCGCCCTCTGGCCGCCAGGCCAAGCGAAGTCAAGATACAATATCACGGCGATCACGCTTATCGGCAACACGAGGGTCGATACCAGCCGGCGCCAAGCTTGCTCATAGAGCCATACCGCGCACAGGGTAACGGCCAGCACGATCGTACCCGCCCAGAGCGTGAGGATCGCTGAAGCCACCATCGGCGGCAGAATGAGCCGGCCGATCCAGACGAGGACACAAGCTATCGGAAACGCAACGGCGAGGATGGCTGGCCAATAAAGGATTCGATCGCGACCTTCGCCTTGCATTTCGAACCTCATTCATCGCTTGGATCGAACGCGCCCGGATTCATATAGATCATAGCCCCTCAGATTATCCTCAATATCTTGTTTGGTCGAGTGCACGTAAGATTCATCCATCATTTCGCTGGAACCAAATTTGGATTTAAGTGAGGCGTAAAAGTCCGCAAATGCGAGTGCATCCTCCCTGCTGACGCCGGCCGCAGCCATGAAAATTCCCGTAGCGATGCTCGTGTAGTGACGGTATTCGCGAACATAGTATGAGTCGAAGCGTTCGGCATCCAAAGAGCCGCCATGAGTGAACGGAGCCAATTGCGAAGCAATTTTCGCCGCCAGACCCGCCATGGCGCTCGGCTCCAATAGGCCGGCCGCTGCCTGCTCATTGAATTGGTGGATCTCCGCAGCCAAGGAACGAGCAGCCATCCCCGCTTCAACGTATTTTTCCGGAGTCAGGTCATCCGGCCGCAGAAGCGAATTACCCTGATCGTCATCAATTTGACGCCCCGAGCTGTCGACAACGGGCACCGGATGCTTTGGATGATTGTCGGGAATCTCGTACGCGCTAATGACGTGATAGCCGGCCGGGTCGTCGAAAACCAAATCGGCCCTGCCACCGGGGAATTCCGATGCATACGGCATGTCCGGTATGACCGTGTCATTACGCGGCGCTGGGAGCAGGCGGGCACTTCCCGTCGCGGCCCCGGCGCGGCCTGCAGCATCGATCCGCGTGCCGGGGGACGGGTTTTCCAGCGACGCATATCGGACGCGCCCCGCTGAAGATTCACTCGCGCCGGCGCCGGGGAGCGTCGGTAAATCGCTTGACCCTTCGCTGCCCGTCCCACTCCTCCATCGCCCGCCGTCGGAACTGCCGGCCGGCGCCCGCGGCTGGTCGGGGTCATATGTCTTTGTCAGCGCCGCGCGCAGGCCCGCTTTCACCAGTGCCAAGCATTCTGCACCGGCCTTACGAATTTCTCCTGGCAGCGTCTCCAAATCGCGGCGGATCGCCGCGATCTCCACGCGCCGCTGCCGCAACAATTCATCTTGGTCCGGCCCGGCAAGCGTGCGGATCGCCTTGGCAATCTCGAGCTGCGTGTGCAATGTCTGGGGCACGGCACTCAAGGTGCGCGGTAGCGGTGTCTTCATGTGTTTGACCTTTGCAATGCGTCATTGCTGGGTTTGACCCGGCAATCCATGCGGCAGCGAGGCGGCATGGATGCGCGGGTCAAGCCCGCGCATGACAAAGTGAAGACGCGCGGTCGGACGGATCACAGCGGGATCAGACTCACCCCGCCGCAATATTCGCAATCACCGCCATGGACGGCGGGAAATAGTGCTGCAGCACCTCGTCGGCATAGACGCCGGTCTCGTAACGGCGCGCCCGCGGCGGCCATTCGATCTGGTAGTAGTCCTGCCGGGTGCGCACCTGCACGACGTTGCCCACGTTCGACAGCGGATAGGGCAAGGTGCGCGAGGTCATCAACAGCGCGCCCGCGGGCATGTTGGGATGCACGCGGATGTCGAGCACTTTTGGCCCGGCCATGGAGAACTTGTTGAGATAGGTACGCACCATGACGCCGCCGCCGAGCGCGCCCTGGTCGGCATCGAACACGAAGCGCTGCGCCGCATTGGCATTGCCGGCCAGGATCTTCTTCGACAGGTCGTTGGCGACCTGCGAGCCGACCCACATGGTGTCGGGCGAGAGCCGGTAATTGTCCCAGCGGTTCTTGAGCGCCGCGTCGATCTCGACGACGACGCCGGCGCGCGAGTTTCCTTCTCAGCGCGGTACTGAAGTCTGCCCGGATTGAGATCTTTCAATCTGGTTCTCTCCCAAGCCTACTGCCCGCATATGCTATGCATTGATATTTTTTTGGAAAATACTGCCGCTGCAACGTGTCGATAATTTCATCACCACGAATATACAAGCCCATATTGGGCCAGTCCTTCAGATGATCGTCGAGGGTTACGGCATATACGATTTCCCACCCCGGAAATTCCTTCACGATATCCTGCAGCTGATAGACAATAAATGGCTGAAATAGGTCGAGATTCGCGACAGATACCTTTACTTGATTTGATTGAACGAAATGATAATGCGCGGAAAAGTCGCCCAGCTCCGCCAATGAGTCGGCACGGCCATATTGCTCCAAAAGATTCTCTATTCGATCTCGAAGCAGCAGAAAGTTATTGAATTGCTCGTCATAGCGACGATCCTCGTCTTCCTCGCTTCGCTTTTTTTTCCCCATAATTGCACCCGACCATTCCGCATGCATTTTAACGCCGAAATCTACCATTATAAAGGCTTATTCTTGGATCGCTTGAGTGAAGGACCTCGTGAATGAATTTTCGCGCTTGGTCGGGCGTCATGTCTTCGGACCGAATTCCGTGTCTTTCCAAGAATTGATGCCACAGCCCCAAAACCGCCTTTGTATATTCTCTGTGTGGTTTGTCGTTCTTGTGAAGGCCTTTCGGAAGTCGCCCAGTGATAGCTTCATCAAGAACCTTTCGAGTTTCCGGTCTTAGCTGATTTTTCTTATATAGATTCTCGAAGATTTCTTTTGGCACGTAGTGGTGACCCCCGCGCAGCCGCCTATGGGCTTGATCCGTAATGAGACTACCAGCTCCCCCTGACCAACGTCCGCTTCTTCGTCCACTCCCCCTCCGCCAGCGCGGCTGGTCCGAGTGGAAGCCTGCCTTACAAAATTCCTCCCGTAGAGAGGAGCGGAAGATTCTCCTTGCCAACGCGCAATTGGCGTCTAGTGCCGTGGAGTCTAGCGATCCACCAGATTGGTCGACAGAAGGCGAAGCAAGCGTATGGATTGCATTGACGATCTCAAGCTGCACGTGCGGCAATCGAGGCACGGCGCTCAAGGTGCGCGGCAGCGGTGGTTTCATGTGCTTGATCTCGTGAGCACGTCATTGCAGGCAGGCCCCGGCAATCCATGCAGCGACAAAGCCACATGGATGCCGTGGGTCACGCCCGCGCACCGCGAACGCGGGCAGCGGAGCGAGAGCGACGCGGACTACCCCGCCGCGATATTCGCAATCACCGCCATGGACGGCGGGAAATAGTGCTGCAGCACCTCGTCGGCGTAGACGCCGGTCTCGTAACGGCGCGCCCGCGGCGGCCATTCGATCTGGTAGTAGTCCTGCCGAGTGCGCACCTGCACGACGTTGCCGACGTTCGACAACGGATAGGGCAAGGTGCGCGAGGTCATCAACAGCGCACCCGCCGGCATGTTCGGGTGCACGCGGATGTCGAGCACTTTTGGCCCGGCCATGGAGAACTTGTTGAGATAGGTACGCACCATGAC